AACCGAACTGTCTTAAAATAGCAATAGATGCTTCAGCAGTCTTATTAATATTATCGAACGTAGGAGCTAAATCAGATTTTGCTAAAGCTTGAAGAGATACTCTAACATCCTTAGCGTTTAAACCAGCTTGTGCCAAAACTTGAGCAGCAGATAAAAGTTCTTTAGACGAGACTCCAAGGCTAATAGAAAGTCTATCAACTTCATTATTAAGTGTTTTAAGAGATAAAAGAGACTCACCAGTAACCTGACGAATACGAATTAATTGATCCTGAAAATCAATAGCTTCTCTAATACCCTTATTAACAGAAGAAACAAATCTAAAGAACCCTGCTGTGACTAAGGTATAAGCACCGAAACGTTTGATAGTAACAGCGGTCTGACGACCGAAATCCTCCATACTATCTCTTGCTTGAGATGTTGCTTTTCTTGTCTCAACAAGATTTTTATTGATTTCTTGAATATCTCTACTAAGTCTTCTGTCTAAATTGCTATTAACAGTTACAGTAACACTCTCAAGTTTATTCCTAATTTCAGAAGAAACTTTATTGAGATTAGATACTACTAAATTTACCTTACTGGTAATAGCAAAACTAGCCATTTTAACCCTCGATTAAGATTATTGTTGAATCGGTTCGCCGTTTCTTAAGAAAGGTTTGAACTCAACCTTTTCTTCTTCTATTTTTTCTTCTGTCTCAATCAAAGTTAAATCATCATTCATAAAACCATAAGAGATCAAAAAATCATTCTCTGGTAATTTCTTTTCAAAGTCTTCAAAATCAAATAAAAGCGAACTTAGTGATTCTGCACACTTGTAAGCATATTCTTCTTCTTTCTTGTCTTGGTAATCTTGATAAGAGGAGAAAACTTTATTCCCCTCTGAATCAAAAACACATTCAGAAACAAGATAATCAAAATAACAATTATCGGCCATAGCTTCTACAGTCAACATATCAAACTCTCTTTCTTTTGCAGTCAAGAGAATAAGTTGGTATCTCAAAAATTTAAGTTTAAGAGCTACATTCTTAGCTTCATCTAGCTCAATACCACCTTTTTTAAGAATTTCTTCTTGTTCGTCAATTTCTTTTCTAAGTTGCTTAAGCTCTCCTTCTTTTTGGTCATTCCAATAACCTCTCTTTCTAAGAACAGTATAAAGCTCTTCTCTTAAAAAATATTCATCAGAAGAAAGACATTTTTTAAAAACCTTGTTTGATTCAAGTTTTGCTTTTCTAATTTCTTTTTGTCCTGGATTACGAACAATATATTCCTTCTCATTAACAGTTACCTTCATTATTTCCTCTTTACTAAATTGGTTGGTTTAAAATTCTTACATTCAATATCGTAATTATCTAACTCTTTAGAAACTTTTAAAATTTGTTCGTTTCCTAGATCAAGTATTCTTTTTCTTACTTCTCGAAACTTATCTAAAAAATCAGCTTTTAATTCATCACACACAAAATATGAGGAGAATGTTTTTTCTATAGCATCCAAAGAACCTATCATTGTTGTTTTAATCTTTTGAGAAATATCACCAAGAATAAGTCTTTTAGATTCATCTTCTAGTTGCTTTCTCTGTTTCTCTTGCTTGATTAATTCGTCCACAAAACTTTCCTTTATTTTCTTACTTGTGTAGCAAGTCTATTTTTCTCAATTAATATTTTTCTTTTTACATCGGGAAGTTCACACTCTTTAACCTCTCCTCTCTCTTTAATACACTTTTCACGTTGATTTTTAACTTTTATAATATCTGGACTATTTCTTTTTTCTATTTCTCTTGCCTCATCAATATTATTAGCAATAATGTATTGCTCTTGAGCTTGAGAAACTTTACTAGAGATCTTTTCTTCTTTCTTGTCTTTTTGGTCATGTTGAATACTCAACCAACCATCAAGCATATCATCATCCTCTATAACGTCCATTTCAGGGGGTTCTACGCTCTCTTGAATAGAATCGTACATCCTAGACCACATAAGCAATAACTGCTGTTGTAGAGTCATTTGAGAGCCTTGAGAGAACACTACTCCATTGACCTTGAACGCTGCCCACATATTAGACCAAGGCTGAGTCCTAGATAAGTATCGAATAGTAGAAGGGAGAATAATGTTCTCTGTATAGAAACTAACTAATGTTTGAATATTAACTTTCTTAAAATTACATTTTTTATTATTTAATCTATTAAATGTTGTATTTCTAAGAATGTAATCAATTTTACAGTAGCTGGCGTAACCTTCAATAGTAAAAGAATTATATTTATTGATCTTGTTTAAGATAGAGACGTGTCGATCTCGATTTAGAGAGATTAACTTCTTTATCTTCTTAACGTTATCAACCTTTTTTCTATTAAGATATAGCTCTCTTTGAAAATTTTCAACTTCTTTTTGAGCAAATCCTAAAAAAATTACATCTTTTTCTTCAATGAACCCTTTTTCAAGACAAATCTCGGTCAAGTCATCATCACTGACAAGACCGAGATTTTTCGCTTCGTACAAACTTTTTCTGAAAATTTCTTGAGAATTGTATTGAATATTCAAATCAGCGGGATATACTGAGTATTTATCAGTCCAGTTGAGACGACCAGATAATACTCTGCTGATTAAATATTCTCTCTCAAAAAACTCCATTAAAGACCGGCTGGATCGTTAGGATGAGTAATCTCTAATTGGCTAGAACTATTCCTAAATGAGTAAGTTACTTGCTCATTACCACCACCAGCATCTCCCCCACCCTGAGTAACACCAACAAGCTTATTCCTTGAACCAAGATCAAAAACAGTTCCGTCTTGAAGCATAACAAGAATAACCTGTTCTGTAGTATTGTTACCGTTCCCGTCTGCACCATCTTCTGTTGCATCAACAAAGTCACCATCTGTAGTTGTAACTACAATATCTGTGTTAACTTGAACAGGAATAGTTGGAAACTTATAATAAGGATTCTTACGACCTAATTCAAGAATATCTTCTCTTCCTAAGTCAGCATTAATACTAATTTCAGAAATGTGAGCACGATATTCACCTTGAACTACTTCTGTATTATATCCACTAGTCGCAATGCCGGGAATACCACCAACACCCCAAGGTAATCTTGACTGACCCGGCCCAAACATAACCTGTTGTCGTCTTTGTAATCCAGAGAACGGTGAATCTTGATTATTAAACAAAGATCCAGAAAATGTAAAACCAGATGATCTCCATTTTTTATCGTTACCAACTAAGGTAACGGATTCGGTGATATTACCTTCATTAGGCATCGTATAACCAAGTGAGTTAACGAATAATCCAGAACAAGAAACTTGACTATTTGGTGTACCAGATGCTGAGTCTTGAGTATCACCAAAAATACTCATAGAGAAAGTTACTTTTTCTGAGGAACGACCAATCAATGTGTTTGAAACAGCATTTGGTGTTGCTAAGTGATAGATAAGTGGATATCCGTCTAAAACCTTTTCTAGTGTAACTTCTACATCAGGTAATTCTTCTGGTTGGGCGTAAGTTGCAGCTTGACCAATCTCGAATACGTCTTCAATATTGAAGGTTGTATTAATCCCAATAGTTTGTAAACCATGAACTACTGCATGTGTAGTTGATCCATCTGGAGCAAAACCACCAGCTTTCACAGCATAAAAAATTCTTTTGTTATCGAACAGAGCCATTATTAATTCCTTATTTTAAATAGGGGAAAATTATTTGTTTTATCCCAAGATTATTACACTTATATTTAGAAAATACAGTTTAATGTCATTCTGACTGTCGAGTGATATAATTGTTGAGTTATCTTTTTTACGTTTTCTATTCTTAATTCTGATATAGTTGCTTTAGCAGCAAACACTTTTTTATATTTAAAATTCTCTGCTAATACTGGATAAGTTCCAGATNAATTGTTTATTGTTCCATCATAATTCATTGGATAATACCCGCTTTGAGCAACGATATCTCTATCAAAAAGATAAAAAGTTTTGTCTTTCTGGTAAGATAAATAGTCTGATATTCTTTTAGCAATTCTGTCATCTGTAGCTATAATATTACAAAGAACAGACGTGTTCATATTCTGGCTTAAATTACCAAGTTCGTAAGGAGAAGAAGATCTGTCAGTTAACACTTCTATTCCTATTGCCGGTAATTGAATTCTTCTATCTGGTAGACTAAATCCAGAGCCGTTAATAAATATACTATCAGACACATTAAAAGAATCAATATCACCTTGAAAAATTCTACTTTCGTCTGCATCAAAAACTTGTATGTATTTGTGGCTGTAATTTAGTTGAACTTGTGAGTTTTGTGAAATAGGTGAATTAAATTTTATATATCCATCTCTATAATTTACCTCATATCCACTAGTAATTAGATTATTATTAACCCAAACACCACTAATAGGAATTCCTTGACCTTCTTCCCACACCCAATTTTTCCTTCTTGCCGCCCAAATAGTACCATTGGTTTCACGAATATCTCTAATAGGATAAAGAATATGTTGGTTATTATGTGGGTTTGAAGATCTTTGGACATTCATATATCCGCCTTTTTCAACAAATCCATAATCTAAATAATAAATTATATTGTCTGTCAATACTTCAGATAAGCCAGATTCATCAAAGCTTTGAAAACCTCGTAAAGTCATTATAGAACTGCTCCTATTTCCGTTTCAATAATAACTTGATAATTTTTCTCTATTTGTTTAATAGAGCTTTGTAAACTTCTTGTTAACCAGTTATCTCCAATAATACCTGAATGAGAAGGTGGAACTCTCCAGAAGGCATCTGCTTTTAATTTTTGCATAATACCATTTCCTGAACGGCTATATTCAACAAAACCAGGACGAAAGATATAATCTGCAATAATAACTTCGTTTCCTCTTACTAACAGCCATTCTGCCCAATCAATAGAGAAGCCTTTTTCTGAACTAAAAGAAGCAAACTCAGAATCTAGCGCTTTGTCTAAATTTTGTTTAAGTGTAAATATTTGTAGTCCACCATTAAAAAAAGCATCTGCTCCACCAGTAAAGTCTCTAAATCTAATATCTAAAGAATCCGCCGCCGCTTCTAAAAATCCATCAACCATATATACAGCATCGCCATCTGGAAAACCAAATTGATGTATTAGCTTTCCTGGCCCCTTAGTTGTTAAAGATTTATATGTTGTTGTATTCTTCCAAATATCTACACTTTCATTCTTTAATCTTTCTCTAATCTTCACTTCTGCCTTTTTAAAAGCTCTATTAAGTGTATTAGAAATTGTTTTTTTAAACTTATTTTGAAGATCTTTAAGGAACGTCATTAAATCCTCTTAATATAAGCTTTAAATTGATAAGAACCAAATCCAAAAGGCAAGGGATCACTATCTAATGTAAACTTCCAATCTCCATATTGTGTATTAGAAAATATAAGAAAATAATCACACTTTTTAAGCTTAGGATAATTTTCTATTTTACCTATTATAAAAAGCTCGTTACTATTAACTATAACATTACCAATATTATTATTGGATTTTTTTCTGTTATATTCATAAACACGAAGCTTAATATTTTCCGTTGTTTCTGTTTCTAGATAATTTTTACCATCACAGTTTGGACATGGACCAAAAGAAAAAGATATTGGTCCACCTGTTTTATATTTGTTTGGATTTCCTGGTATACAGTTTGGGCAGTTTTCTTTTAAGATATAATAAAGACGTATATACTCAGAGACAAAATCGTTAGTGTACAATTCGTCTACTATTTCGTAATATTGATCGAAAAAGCCATCAGGAATAAAGGTCATTATGTGGTTGACGGGTTGATAGAATCAAACTTATCATTTAATTTTGTGAACACAGAAGAAACAGCAACTATTTTTTTATTTTCTGCTTCTCTACTTTTATATTTACCGCCAGAAGTATAAACTACTTTACCACCATTATTTGTATCTAATAAAGTAAAAGGTTTACCTATAACGTCTGCTTGATAACTCATCTAAAATGACTCCCATGATAATTTTCTACAGTTGTAGGGGTGGAAATAGCATGTCTTGTATTACCTTCTCCATTCATCCCATGACTTAATTTAACAGAACCATATTGATCATAAAGGTGCTTAAGAAGAGATTCTGTATTTTTGTATACATTTGTATATTCAAGTTTTGATGGTCCGTCAGTAAAAGAAATAGATTTTCTTGCCATATCTCTTAATTCAGATTCTAAAAGAATAATTGCGGCTTTTAGGGAAACTAAGTTAATGAATCCTATATTTGATGGAATAGGAGAAATAGATGGTACTGCTACATTGATAGTGTAGACATCAGTAAAATCAACTTCTTTTGTGACATAGTTTGCTGCAACACAAAGTAATCTCTTAAGATCTAAATCAGAATACTTAGTTGATGTCACATCGCCTATGTGGACTCGTAATGTAATCAGTAATTCATCCATATTTTTTTCTCCAAAAGATAATACACTTAGAAACAAAAAAAGCCCACCAAAAAACTGATGGGCTTCTTTTTATATTAATAAGTGGCTAATTTTTACATAGAGCCTAATAGAACGTCTCGGTTATCTAATACGCCGAAACCTTGTTCCATCCAACCGAAATAACCTTGCTTTTGTGAGCGTAGTAAATATGGGTCGGCATGCACTGTTAATTCTTCACGAACAGGCATTAAGAACGATGGGTTCTGATTATCAACACCGATAACGATTTCTTGGTCGCCAGCAGGAAGAGTACCACCAAGAGTATCTTCGAAGAATAACTGGTATTCTTGATCCACCCCTAGTTCATACATTTCGTGAAGAGTAACACCGAAAACTCGAACAACAGTACCGTCAGCCATTGTGAAGATTTCTCTTCGTGTGGTTTCGTCTACTTGATCAATATTCCAGTTGCGAATATCTTCGTTTGCTTCAACACTTAGATAAAGATCTGTTAAACGACCTCTCTTAAGTGAAGCTGCGTTACCACCGGCATTACGAGCCATAACACTTCTCATCAACGAAACTAATCGTTTAGTGAACTGTCCTGCTCCAGCATCAGCATCATAAACAACGATGTTACGTTCAGCAGCAGCACTTACGATAGTTGCCCAACCGTCGTTATTTAATTTGCGAACAAAACCGTCACGCATAACTTGTAATGCACGCCCAACAACATCGTAACCTGCATCGCGAGCGTATCGTAACAAGAAATCGATTGAACTTGTGATACCATAGGTAGGAATCGTTAAGTAATCGCCTTCAACAGTCTTTTCTGGAATACGACCATGGCCAGGGTTAGTATAAGCGATAAAATCGTCTTCTTGTCCTGGGTTTAAAAGGTCAATTGGATATTCCACAATTCGTTCTGTTTGAACTAATGACTGGAATGGACCTAAAAGATCCCCAGCTAAAATAGCCTGACGCAAAGGAAGTTCCATTGCCTTGGCAATTTGCTCCTGAGCTTCTAAAGCTTTAGTCCCGCCACTTGCGGAAGCTTTTAAGAGTTGAATAAACTCTGGTGATGGTTTAGTAAACATCTATATATTCTCCTATAATTTATGGTAGATTGATTGATACTTTAGCGAAGCCGTCTTCGTCTTTACTGGTATCGAACCTACCCGCTACAACTGAACCAGCATAGTTTACGCTAGTGAAATATCCACTTGCGCCTACATAAGCTACTGCTCCAGCGGTTGGAGAAACACCAGGGTAAATCATATTAGTGGTAATTTGACCCTTACGAAGAATAGCACACTTACTGCCCTTTTGACGCTCGTCTTTGTGCTGATTTAACTTATACTTGCTTAGGTCAACATCGACGAAGTCTTGTAAAAGAACACCTACAGCAACTCTACCTGAAGGATTAACAGCACAAGTAACAGCATGAGCAACTTGGTCATTGGATACACCTGAACCACCTGTTGATAAAACTACTACCTTGCCACGTTCTTGAACTTCATCAAGAAAATAGTCAATTGCATAATCGATGCAAACGCGATCTGGTTTTAAAGCCATTATATAACTCCTAATTACTCTTTAACGTTAAGGACTGTTGACATCCACTGACTAGCAGAGGTATGTAAAAATTCATCGGTTTTGTCTTCTGGAAGATTTACACCAGCTTTAGCTTCTTCTTGAGCTTTATCAAGTTCTGCTTTTGCCTTTTTGGCTTTCTCTTCTTCCATTTTCTCTGCCTCTGCCTCTTTTTCAGCTTCGGTCATTTTTTCTTTTCCTTCGTCTTTCTTAGCAACTGAATGCAAAGTGACTACTTCTTTGAACATTTCATCATTTGCTGATGCGAAAGTTTCTGCAATTTCACTTGCTTTAGCTGAATCAACACCAACACCCAAAAGTGCTGCTACGCGATCTCGCTTGACAAGTTCTGCTTTCATTTTCTTTTGTTCATCTTCTTTCTTCTTCATATCTTCGTCATATTTAGCAACACTATTTTCTAGTGCTGAAATCTTTTCTGACTTCTGACCCGAAAGAGCCTTCTCGTTTACAAGAGCAGCTTCGGCTGACTCCTTTTCTTTCTTCATCTTTTCTGATTCAGCCTTAACTCGCTCAACCTCAGCTTTAACTAGGTCTAACTGAGCTTTAACTGCATCATATTCTGCTTTCGATACATTATCCATTGATTTACTCCTAAAATCTTCTTTCAAAGAAGCTTGAGTGCCATAAAAACTATAAGAAGTGATATGTGAACGTTTGTTTGCTGGATTATCGACCAGCCCTTTACCAGAGAAAGTAATATTTTTTAATAATCTACCAACTCTATATCCTTCATAAGAACCATTTCCGCCGTATGCTCTTAAATGGCTAGTTAAGAAAGACGTTTTTTCATTTCTTTGAATAACTAGACGTTCACCATTTTCTGCTATAGCGGCATAATCAAAGTCTTTAAAAAGAGCTTCCATAGAAACAAACTTTTTATTAGACTGAATGTCTGCAATTACTTGATTCATTCTCAATTGTAATTCTGGATCACTCCATTTTTTATAAATGACAGATCCAACTACAATATCAAAGAAATCAGGAGCTTCCTCTAAACTTAAATCCATGCTAATTTCTTTACCATCTTCACCCAAAATGTGCGCAGAGGTAATATGACCAATGATATCTTTTTCATTGTGCATATAATTAAATTGTTTATCTACAGCAGTAGCTCTTGCAGGCCAAACTTCTGCTTTTGAAAAAACGTCGTCATTACCATTCCAGTTAGTCGATACCAATATCGCTTCAATATAAAAGAGATCTGATTGGTTAGGATTACCGGAAAGTTTTGCTAGGGCTTTTTCGTTGATATCAAACTTAGTATCTAAGTTAATATCGCAAGTAAAAGCAATAGAAGTATTCTGCTCTAATTGCTCTTTAAGTCCCGCTTTTACTTCTTGCTCATAAATAAACATTTATTATTTGTCTCCGAAAGGATATACACAAAAGTATTAAAAATCGTTATTGTTTAGGAAATACAACATAGCTAACGATGATCTTTTTTGATCAACAGATGTTTTTAAGGATAATATACTATTAATATCATCATAATGTTCATCGTTGTATTTTTCTGAAAAAGCTTTATAAATTACTTGATTATCCACTTCTGCAAAAGGAGAAATATTAAATAAGCAATGTGCTTTAAGTTTTTCTAAACTTTTCTTTTCTTCTCTAGATAAAGTTCTAATATCGGACTTATTTAAAGACTGTAATACGGCTTTAGTTATAAACTCATTTACTTTATATTGTGTACTAGCACACCAAGATAAAAACTCTTTAGCTCTTGCTGTTCTAGTATTATCGTTTGTTCTTTTATCTCTTTTTGTTGTCTCAGTAATATTTTTAGGTCTACCTGTAGGATTAGACTGACCAGTTCTTTCTTGTTTGTAACTTAATTGTTGTTCTATACGACTAACTTCATTAGGTTTTCTTTCCTCAAGTTCAATACCAAGTTCAGATGGGGTAACAACACCACCGCTAAGAAGAAGTTTTTTATATTCATGAACTTTTTCTGGATTGTGGAATGGACTCGCTTTTTCTGGCATGCCTTCTCCTCGTTTTTTAGCCTCTCTTTTAATTCGTGAGTTTTCAATTTCAGGCATAATACCAAACTTTTCACAAACAGTATCGTGAGAAATAATATCTCTATCAGCAAGGTTAATAATAAGTTGTTTTTCTGCTGCCTCATCTGTGAGAACCATATTGTCAAATTCTATAACAGCAGGTTTAGTAAAACCCATAGCCTTTTGAACAATCTTTATTTCTTCGTTCCAGAAGTTTACAAGAAGATTACGTCCATAATTAAGTCTCTCAATAAGAGTTTTAAGAGACATAAAGTTAGTACCATTACTATGATCAGCGTCACCACGCAAAATCAAAGGAATACCTAAGCCGTCATAAATAGCATCAAGAGTAGGTTTATATTTTTCTCCACCTAAGAAATTATGTATCTGAGTATTACTTTCTTTAAAATCTAATTCTGGACCCCAGACTAAATCTAAAGTGCCACCACCAACATTATTATCTAAGATGTTTTTTAACTTAGCAATCATAGAGCTAGTAGGAATAATAGTTGTTAATGGACTATCAGTTAATCTACCAATACGCCATAAACGAACATTAGAAATAGCTCCATCAAGAGCAGAAATATCTGCAAGCTTTAATTTTTCTAAAGCTACTAAATCGTTCATAATAGGGAATGTAACAGGTTTACCCCAAGTAGACCAATCATCTTTCTTGTAATGAAACACGCTAAGTTTACTCTGATCTAAAACAATAGCTCTTTTTCTGGATCGAATAGCGTCTCTAATTTCTGGAGCAACATCAGCAGTAATCTCTTTAAAGATTTTTTCTCGGTCCGCATTCGAAAAACCCTCAATATATTCATAAAAATAAGAGGGTAAAGTAAGAACATAGATATGTTTGCTAGTAAAAGAAGAGATATTTTCACCATATATATCTAACGTTGATGGGTTTATAAATGAATATTTTAGTGGAATTTTTTTAGCACTAACGCTCTTCATTTCTTTTATTTTTGATTCAGGAACAGAATTATAGTTTCTATAAATAGCAACGGTGCCAAGTCTATATAATGTATTTAAGAATCTTTCTGACCTTTCAACTCCTTCAACCCTATCAAACCAAGCTTCATAAAATCTTTGAACGCTAGGAATAGTGTGAGATAGTCTAATTCCTTTAATTCCGAAATCAGCCATAAGATCAATAACATTTCGTACAATGCCTACTTTATCGTAAGCTTGCTGTGCGACATTTAGAATCTGTCGTCTATTTTTAGGTTGAGCTTCTCTATCTCTAAAATACTCATAGTCTTTTCTACCATAATCACTTTTAATAGATAGGTTAGCGTCCCAGTTTTCAAATGTTCTACCTAAACTTCCAACGGATTTATCTTTACAAAAAGTATCATCATATAGATTAGAGTTGGCAAACGCTTTTCCAATTGATGATTTTTCAGTCAACTCAATAAAGTTTTTTTCGCTCATTCTTCCTCTTTAGATGTAATCCGATTGGTAATTCAATTACTTTTACTCAAAAGCAACTACACTAAAAAGAGGAAAATTACTTATATAATTCGTTTAATTTACTGGTTGCCCAGGAAGGACCAATAAAATCCTTACCATTATCTTTGCCCTGTCTATTAAGTAATCCGATTACATCATGACGGGGTATATAGTTTGGACCACACATTTTTCGAGCAGCAGCATTAGCCATTAATAAAGCAGAATATCTATCTTTTCTAAGTTTTCCTTTTTCTGATCCGCTAATTTTAACGTCTGGTGTATCCCATCTTTCTCTACCATTAGTAGTAACAGTAACAACAATTTGAGAAAGTTCTTTTTTCAATTCTTCAATTTCCTCAAGACAGTCTTCAAACGTATCATATAAGCCTTTATTTTCTTCTGATATACCTGCTGCAACAGCAGCAACAACAGGATTAAAACGAGGAAAAAGAAGTATTCTATCCTCAAAATCTTTTTTCATTGTGTGGTTAGCAGTAGATGTATATTCTGCTGATGCAAAGTTTACTAATTCAATAATATGAAGACCCTCTTCTCCATCAGAGTCTCTTTCCTTATTTTCATCAATAACTTCCCATAAAAGTAATTCTCCTTGTTTTAATTTTGTTCTATCATGTAGAGATTCATAAACGGCTTTACCTCCACCCTGAGAGTCAATAGCAATATGGTCACAAGGAAATAATATCATTAAGTCTCGAATCTTCCTTGCTGTATATCCATAAAAATCATTTTCCTCTATTAAACCGCTTTTGCGTTTCTGTTTAAATTCTTCCGTGTTTGTAGTCCAGCAATGAACTATTTTTCTATGATCTCCAGCAAGCTCTATAATCACAATAGCAAATCTATCTGCTTCTGATGCAGGGTCAACACCAAAAACATATCTCTTATCTTTATCTCCTTTAATTTTTGCCTCAAAAACTATTCGTCCAGACTCATGAGTAATATCGTTTTCTTCATTAGCTGTGCATTTTTCTATTAGAGAGGCTTTAAAGAATCCATTTGAATCTTTAGAGAAACAATTATGTACCGTTCCACAAGGTATACTAAAAGATTCATCATCTTCTACTTTTAAACAGTAGACAAAACCATTATAATCAATAATTTTTTTATTTTTAATACGAGATTCTATATTATTATTTTTATTTACAAATTGTTTATGTTTAGATTTTTCTAAATCATATTCAAAATTATATCCATAAAAAATATTCATAAATTTCTTATAATAAGAATGTCGCAATTCTGCTTTATAAGCTTTTTTAGTATTATATATCTTACCTTTAATAGTCGATTTACCATCTTTTGTTTTAAGAAAACTTACAGGAATACCAAAAAACTCTAAAACCATTTTAATTTGATTAATTAAATTTTTATTAGACAATGTTATTGTAATTAAATTATCTCTCTTATGACCATCTCCATTAGTCATTCCTACAATAAACCCCTTCATAAAGTCTTCATTAGAAAATAGTAAGTCATGATCTATGATCTTATCATAACAATTTCCTGGGCATAGAGATTTAAAAAAATCAGTAATAAGTCTGGATTTTAAACAAACTGAACAAGATCCATCATCTTTTTTATTACGAGTATATACTTCTGGTTGTATACCAAAAGTATTAATAAGAGCTTGCTTAACTTGGTTTATAAAATATAATAACTGATCGTCAACATGTGAATCTAAAGCAAAATTTAGTGTACGAATACCACAACTACCCTCTGAAGCATAGTACCCAAATAATAATCCTAAATCATAATCTACTTTTAAAACAGGATTAAAAGAAGATTTTGTTTTTCTTGATCGTGTTTTTAAAAATCTATGAACTGCATCAAATTTTAAATTAAGTTTTTTAGAAATTTCGGTTTGAGAAAGATTTTCAACATCATTTAATCTGTATATTTCTTTTTGTTCTTCTAGTGTTAGTTTGGTAGACCCTGGCTGAGGATAAATATGTTCATCTCTTTGTATATAATTTTTAACATAATCTCTCACATCAATTTCTTTTAATCCAGATAACTCAAAATTAGGACAATATTCCAAAGAATCATTTATATCTTCTAAATCTTTATAACCGCCGTTTTTATAAAATTTATGGTCCGGTGTAAAATTAATATCTTTATAATATCCATAAGTTTTTATATTAATGATAGGTCCAGAATAAAATCTTTTAGTTAATTCTGTAACTTTTTTGAATCTATTTTTAGCAGTTAATACTTCATCTCCTACAGAAATATTTGTTATCTGTTTAATACCTTTTTTAGTTATAACATCCGTATCTTCTAATGAACAAGCACTAAACTCTAAAGCATAAAGATCGCTTGGTAAAGTAGCTTTTGATCTAGCTAACTGAGATTCGTCCATGAACCCTGGAGGTAATAAGTCAGCAGGAAGTCTAACTACAGAATAATCTTTCCAATTAAAACTCTCATCGATTTCTCTGTCTCCAAAAAATTCCTGAACCTTTTTTCTGTCTCCCTTAGTTCTAATAATAGTACGCCATTGCTCCCAATACTTAGCAAAATGGTTAAAATAATAATATGCGGTTCCAGATAGAATAATTTGGTTGCCCATCTTTGTGTATTCATCTTCAGTATCTTCTAGTTCTAAACCGTATATACTAGCAAAAGTTTTACTTGCCTTTTGTTTAACTTTTGTCATAGGATCTGAACTAACTGCTCCGAATCCTGCAATAACTGTCTCGAAGATTTCCTTGGATTGAGCCGCAAATTCGTCGGCTAAAATTTCGGTCGAGCGTTCTCCTCTGATCTTATCACCTGTATTTCCAACAGGTAAAGCAGTAATTTTACTACTACCCAAGTGCATAAAACATCTATCGTTTGAAAAGTGCGGTTCATCATCAATAATACTCCTTAATATAGGAGCATTATCATATATTTCTTTTATATAATTGAATACAAGCTTGGACTGACGGAAAACAGAACCAACAATAACTACTTTACGTTTAGGAATTAAAACGGCCCTTAACATAGAATAAACAGCCATTAAAAAAGTTTTAGAACCACCTCTACTAGCTACAACAATAGGGAATTTATGATTCCACATTTCCCAAAGAATACAAGTTTGAAAAGGAGCGAGTTCAATATTTAAAAGTATTTTTGCGGCAAAACCTAAATATTCAGGTCTAGTGAGCAACCAAGAATAATAAAGCTCTGGTCTGTCTTTGGCTTCAGGTGGAATATCCATAAGAGGATTAAATAAGGTATTCTCATTAATAACAATACCAAGCCAAGCATCCTTTAAGATTTGGTCAATATTATATCCGTTTATTTCAGTGATTATCTTACTCATTCAGTTCCTTAACTCCATTCTCTAAAAAGTCTATTGCTATTTGTTCTGCTTGTTCTTTAGAAGGACAAAATATAATATCTACGCCGTATGTTTCTGGTATTGTGAGGAATCTCTTTTTTAGAAAACCAGCAGACATCTTGAGTGTATCCCATTTATCTTTTGGTATTCCAGACTTATTAGGAAAAAAATCAAGGTATTCTTCTGGAAACTCACACAAAATTAATTTATGTGGCATTAAGCACATCCTTAAAAGTTCATTATTAAATTGTTTCCACTTAAAACCTAGATTAATAGCTATCTCACCAGTAGTCTTTTTTCTTTCAATACAGATCTTATCAGAATATCCTTTAATAGAATAATCTCCAGTATCGAGCTTACTTCTCTCAGTCTCATAACCAAAAAAGGAAAAATCCCAACAGTGGTCTGGTTTCTCTCTCGTATCCTGAATTATAATCATTTATTTTTCTTCTTATTATGAATTATGATTTCATGGAATAAAGGAGCATAAAAAGATTCTCTACCAGTAACCTTTTTGTGGCAACAAAAGCAAAGAGTTATTCCATTACTTGGATCATATCTTTCTAGGATAGAATCAGAATATCTATTAATGTGGTGGACTTGAAGTTTTTTCTTACTATCGCAGAGTTGGCATTTATATCTATCTCGTTTACGAACTATAGCTCTCATCTTTTTATATTCTGGTGAGTCTTCTCTTTTTTTCCAAGCCACAATATAATCCTTAAATTACAGTCTCACTATTAAGAATTGCCTGGTCCACCTCTCCATCTTCATAGGTGTGAAGTTCAGATAGTCTTTTATATTCTACTTCTGTTGCTATTCTGTGTTTCTCCATATAGACACCATACTCTTTTCTTTTTTCTGGGTTCTTAATGAGTTCTTTTACCCAGTCCACAAAACTTTCTTTAGAGTTTTCAATCTGCTTGATACGCTGTTCTCTAGTGGCTTTTAAAGCAGAGAAAATTTTATTCTTTGCGGTATGAAGATCATTATATTCTTTTTGGAGTACAGAGCATGTTCTATACAAAGCATCAATAGAAGCACTCAAATGTTTAATAATGTCTATATCCTTGTCTTCTCCCAACATTCTTTCTTTTTCTAATGCTGTATTGAGTTGTTGAATTTCATTTGTAATAGAGGTTTCTTTTTCTAAAGAGCGGTTCATCATGATCTCAAACTTGATCATGTCAATAATTTGCATTTCTTCTGTATGTAGGATATCGTCATTAAACTGTCTGGAAACGTTTTCCCAGTGATATTGAAAAGTAGAAAGTTCTTCGGCGTTGAATTGTTTCTGTAAATTTTTCCAATAGGGAGTTTTTGTTAAATAGATATAAGGAGATTCATTTGTATTTGATATACCGTAGTTTTTAAGATAGCCTTGTTGCTCCATATACTTTCTTACTCGCTTTTCATTGCGGCAAAGTTTTTCAGCTATTTCTTCAGGCTTCATAAGATTAGACTGCTTAAGCATAAACTCTTTCTCTTTTTGAGACCAAGGTCCACGCTTTTGATTGTCTTTAATTTCGTAACTTCTTTCTTTTTTAATCGTCATTGGAGTCCAAATATGAAGTAGGAGAAAGAATAGTTCTTATTAGTGATCGAATTTTTGTTTTGCGGCCTAGAGGTATGTCGTGGCCAGAAATTAAAGCAAGATAGTCTTTTCTATATTCTACTGGTAGATTTTTGTCTATTTTTGCTCGAAGCTCTTTTTCTGCAAGAAGTTCGTGTTCTTCGTTGTCTAATAAAAAAGCAGGATCTTCATCTGGGACGTAATCGAGTGAGGCCGCATAAAGAATTTTAGAATGTTTAGTATTTGCCCTGTCTCTTTTTAGATTTTTTAAGCGGTTAGATAAGTGACAGAGTAAGAAGTGTTCTAGTGGTATTGACCCATTGTATCGAGGAATTGCGTTGCAACACATTATGAAACATTCTTGTTTAATGTCTTCAATATCATGGTTTAGGAATACATACTTTTTTGCTATTTTGTCGGATACTTTCTGTATGATTTCCAGAGTCTCTGGATCGTGCTGTTGCTTTAAGTTCATTATTAATTTCTTCTTGTAATTCTTTTGATGCTGTAGTTTTAATTTCTGAATTTATCATTTTTATACCTAATTATTATAATTGGAGATTTTTGTTGATTAGTCGCTATATTATAATTACACGTAAGACAAGTCTACGAATTTATTTATTGTTTGTAGAGGTTGTGAAAAAATGTTTATGGTTGGAAATTGTTACTCACTATGTGAGATTTATTGTATGTTATTGGTTTAGGGGTTACTTATTTGCCGATGGGTAGACCGGAATATTTTATATGTTATTGGTTTGGAGTTTACTTATTTATTAGGGGAAGGTGGAATTGGAATTGGATGCCCCCGCGCAGCGGGCGGCCCCCCCGAATGGGGGGTCCGAAACAGTAGAATGGGGGCCCTCCCAGAAGAGTTATAAGGATTTTTCTTCTATAAGGATTTCCTTCTATAAGATTTTTCCTTCTATAAGATTTTTTCATATAGAAGATTTTTTATGTTATGAGATTTTTTCTTCTATAAGATTCTAGGTTATAAGGATTTTTCTTCTATAAGGTTTTTTATGTTATGAGATTTTAGAATCGCCACGCGACCGCAGAGCCTCGTTGCTGGTCCTGCCATCGCCACGCGACCGCAGAGCCTCGTTGCTGGTCCTGCCATCGCCANGCGACCGCAGAGCCTCGTTGCTGGTCCTGCCATCGCCACGCGACCGCAGAGCCTCCAATGCAATGAAGTTTCAACCGCCTTCTTCTTCGCTTCTTCTTCATTGTCGGCGTGGTAAATATAGTTAGAATGATATCCGCCACCTTCCATATAAATAACAAAAAACATCATACAACCCAAAAACAAAAACCTTCTAAAAATCACCACAAGAAACCTTCTAGAAGTTTTTAGGCTTCTAGAAGGTTTTAAAATCGCCTAGGTTATAGCCTAGGCTTCACTGTCTTCATCGTCATCCAAGAAGTCAAAATTCAACGACTTGGGTTTCCGACCGCGACCACCTTCTACGCTACCACCAGCGGCGACGATTGCCGATTCCAACGCATCAAACGATAGAACAGCAGACTTCGCTTCCTTTGAGGACAACGCCTTCTTCGTTGCTGTGGGGCCATCCTTCCCCCCCACCAAGCAAACCTTCCCAGTTAAAACTTGAGCCTTCACCCAGTCGCGATATTTCTTCAGCGCTTGCTTGTCGCTTGTCGAAATTCCGCCCTTTTTCTTGTCGCCTTCATCATCGCCTTCTTCGTCATCGCCTTTTTCGTCAGACAGAAGCAAGGCATACAAAAATTCGCGGCTAATCACCCCTTCATCGTAGAATTCGCGAGCGATTGCGGGGATTAAAACTTCTTGCCAATCACGATTTTTTGCCATAGTGCAAAAACCTTCTAAAATGTGAAACTATCCACCCTTAAAACGTTTAAGGAGCGGAATTCCACCCGTAGCATAGCGGCTATGGTTTCATTTTTAACATTAGACTCATTAAAACCATAACGGCAATCAGCGATACGGGCGGAATTCCACCCCCTAGCGTTACACTAGGGGGTGAATTTTTTCCCTACTTAATCAAACCGAAGTTTCCGTTGAATTTCAACAGTAAACCGAATTCGCTTCTTCGGGATTGCTTCTTGCCGCAATTCACCGCAGCAATCGCGAAATTCGACGATAACTGCTTCGGGGGATATCGTAACCACACGGACCCGGTTTTTGCGAACCATCACATAGAGGGGATACCCCCCATCTAGGTGATCCAAAGCTAATCCCCAATCGTTTCGGGTGGGGGGTTTGGTTACAAACTTACCTAGCATAGTCGATACGCTCCTTTCCGTCGAAAATTTCCAATCCAGCTTCAACCCGTTGTCGATACACTTCGACATTTTGACGGATGATAGCTTTCTCATTCTCACTTCTTCTTCGGGTATCAACCCGGTTTGGCTTGAATTTGCCTCGTTTAATCGCGACAATCAAACCCTTTAACGGCTCAATCATTCTATTTCACCTAGTTGAGAAAAATCGGTTTTGTCGCCGGTTTGTCATTCCCGCGACACAACCAGTATTGCATATCTATCAACATAGGCAAACCCTGTTCATCAATTTTGATCAGATTGAATCGTAAGTCTATTGTTTTCAACCACTTACGAAAAATCCGATTTTTCCTAGTCAAACGAACTGGACAGTTGGGTTTTGCACAGTCTCAAAATTATGGCGATAATCCCGCCACTATAGGCTACCTAATGTAACAATCCACACCATAGTAGCTCTTGACGCTATTTCCTAGTCTTCATTCTCTATTCTTTCCTATTGTTAATGAGGTGATAGACAACATAAACCAGAACAATATAGTAGCTAATGGTAATCATTGCCCCATTGTCGGACTGGAATTTTTACTGGTCAAATTGGGAAATAGGATTTTTTCAGTGTTTTGCTGGGCGACGCTGGGCAGAGGCGGCATCGCTGGGCAGAGGCGGCATCGCTGGGCAGAGGCGGCATCGCTGGGCAGAGGCGGCATCGCTGGG